AAGCTGGAGCCGCACGACATGATGGCGTTCACCGTGTTCGACCCGTCCGCCTTCGAGAGCATCTGGCGTCAGTACCAGCCGAAGGGTCAGATGGTATTCAGAGAACTCCCGATTGCGGTCCAGAACACGTTGCTCGACGCGCTCTCCAAGCAGGTGACCTTCGAACTGGGCGACCTCTACGTGAACGGTGTGTACGGCGAAGGCGAGGGCGAACTGATGAACGGTATCCTTACCCAGGCGGCTAAGGACGACGACGTCATCAAGGTGACGACTATCGAGACCACCATGCTGGGCAAACTGAAGGCTGTCCGCAAGTCCATCCCTACCGCATTGCGTGGCAACCCTGCCCTGCGTATCATCATGTCGGTGAACGACTTCGACAAGTATGATGACGAACTGACCGAACGCGAAAGCAAGAACACATCCGAAACGGACGTGAACGCTATGCGCTACAAGGGTATCCCTATCGAGACCATCGCTTCATGGCCTGACGGTGTGATTGTGGCTACGCTCTGCTCTCCCAATCCTTCTTCGTCCAACATGTTCGCAGCGGTGAACCTGAGCGACGACGAGGACGTGATTCAGATCGACAAGTTGAGCCCGGCTTCGGAACTCTACTTCTTCAAGATGCTGATGAAGGCCGACACGAACATCGCTTTCGGCGAGGAATTCGTGATGCTGGATAGCCGTACTTCCGATGCATCTGTAACGCAAGAAGGCGACGCTGACTGATGACTGCCTATAACTCTCGCGGACTAAGGAATTGCAACCCCGGTAACATCCGCCGGTCGAAAGACAAGTGGACGGGGTTGCGCCTCCGCCAGACTGACCCGCAGTTCTTTCAGTTCGAGAACATGGCCTATGGGTACAGGGCGATGATGGTTATCCTGCGGAACTACCAACGCAAGTACGGACTCCGCACGGTATCCGACATCATCCGCCGATGGGCACCTCCCTCCGAGAACAACACGAACGCCTATATCTGTGCGGTGTGCCGCGAACTTCAGATTCCCGTCACCTACGAACTGGAACTGGATTTGGAGAACAAGCGCACGCTGACAGCCTTGGCTGCCGCCATCTCGAAGCAGGAGAACGGGAAGCCGGCCGTCATGGCCGATGTGGAAGCGGGGTATGACTTGATGTAGCACCATAAAAGAAAGGAGAGCTTATGACCTGGGACTGGATACTTCAGGCGCTGGAGCTTTTGTTCGGGCCCGGGTTCGTAGCCGTCTTTTGGGTATGGATCAAGAATCGGGACAACAGGAAAGCCGCTTCGGCGAAAGAACGGGAAGACGTCTACAAGACCATGTATGACGCCTTACACGACACTTTAATTGAATTGCAAAATGAAAATATCAAACTTCACAAGGCAGTGCTGGAACTCAACCGCACAATCCAAAAAGCTACGGCTTGCCCTCATTTTGCTGTTTGCCCTCTGCGCAGTGAGTTGCAGAACAGTCCGGGAGTCGTCGACCTCGGCAGCGCAGCAGACAAGCCAAGGCGACAGCCTAAGCGCAAGAAGGCTGTTGCTATGGTCCGAGGGGATCCCTCAGAGCAAAGTGACGCTGACTATTCCGAACGATAGCCTGTCGCGCCTGCCCAAGGGGGCTTGCTTCCAAGGGCAGGAAGGCCGGGCCAAGGTAAAGGTAAGCCGGAACGACGACAACGATATCGTGGTGGAATCGACGTGCGACAGCCTCGAGCGGCGTTGCGTCTACTTGGAGGACGAGCTGGTGAGGATTCGCAATGCGCTGCAACGCCAGGAGGACCAATCGTCCTCCGCGACGGCGGCGCCTACACCCTGGCAACAGTTCTGGATTCACGTAGGACAGGTGCTGGCCAGTGCCGTACTCGCACTCCTTGTTATATTTCTATTAAAACGACATTTTAAAAGTATTTGAATATGCGTAATAACATTACCTTCCGATGTATGCTCGTCATCATGACGCTCATGCTTGGCTCGGTTTGGAACGCCTCGGCGGCCGAGCGGCCAGTGGTGGCCAACCCACTTGAGGACTTGATAACTGATTTAGGCTGCCAGCCTTCAATGGACCAGGCAACCGTATCTCCCTCCATCCCGTTTGTCGCTCTGGCTGAAAACCTCGACCAGGTGTGCGCACAGGGTCTCTTCACAACGAAGAGAAAGATTGATCCGCCACACAGCGTCCGGATGATGAATGTAAGAACCCAGAGTCGCAAACCATTCATTCTGACGGCGGGCAAGCGAAGATGCCGACCGACCGGCTACAGATACCGACCACGACTTTGCTGCGATTAGAATGATTTTATAACAACATTAAAATAGAATTTGAATATGAATAGTGTACTCGATGGAACCAACCTTATCCTCTCAGTGGGAGAGAATGCGTTGGGATTTAGCACCGGTTGTAAGGTGAGCACCACAACCGAAACGGGCGAGCGCGTCACCAAAGAGGCGGCTTCCGGCAAGTGGAAGGATAAGTACGTGAAGTCATTCTCGGAAACCATCTCGGCCGACGGCTGCGTACTCACCGACGGTACGAGCGAAACGCCCACTTACGACCAGTTGAAGGAAATGCAGTTGAAGGGCGAACCTATCACCGCCACTTACTCGCTCCGCGACGGCGACAAGCGTACGGGCAAAACTACCGGCGGTTACAAAGGCTCCTACATCATCACTTCGCTCGAGTTGGACGCTCAGGCAGGCGACGATGCCAAGTACAGCATCCAGCTGGAGAACACCGGCAAGGTGGAGAAAGTGGGTAATGGCCTGACGGATACCACTGAAGGCGATTAATGTAGAACCGTCTAAAACGATTTGAATTATGGCTAAAGGAACAATTACTGTTCAAGGAAAGCAATATCCTTGCTACCTGACCAACGGCGCCATGCTGCGCTACAAGAGACACACCGGAGAGGACGTGAGCAAGATGTCGACAAGCGACACCGCCAATATGATTGAATTCATGTACCACTGCACGGCCAGTGCTTGCCGTGCGGAGAACGTGGACTTCGACATGGACCTCGACACCTTTGCAGACTATACCACGCCGGCAGACCTTCAGGCCTTTGCTGAATCACTTCAGAATGATTCAAAAAAAAAGTAGAGGAGGAAGAGGATAAGATAGAAAGCGATATTGAAACGCTGTTAGGAATCGCGATGGGGTGTATGGGGATGAGTATGGATGACTTTTGCCGATGCACCCCATCCGAATTCTATGAGGCGTGGAAATGTCATCAACAGCAGGAGGTAAGAAAGGAACGCAGTGCATGGGAACGCTATCGCTGGCTGGCTACCTGCATGGTGCAACCTTATTCCAAGAAGGCGCTCGGCGTAAAGGACATCGCCGTGTTCCCGTGGGAAAAAGAAGAGCCGACAAGGCAGGACGCCAAGCCGGCTATGAGCATGGAGGAAATCAAGAAAAGGTACAAGAGTGCTTTGAAGGAGTACGGATTCAAGTAGAAAGGTTAACCTTTCATTCGCTTCTTTCGCTCTTCGTTGTCAATCTCTCTCCAGTGGTCCAGATAATAATCCAGACCACGAGCCCAAACGATTCCGAGGACAATGGCCACTACGATAATCAGTTTGATAGCGAACGGGTGGTATGCTAAAAACTCCAACATATGAATCTCATTTTTGCAAATATAGCGATTTAATTTGAAACGGCAATGGATAATTCGGTAAAATTCAGAATAGAACTTGAAACGAACGGCGAGAAAGTGCTGAAGACGCTTCAGGTGAATATGGACGACTTCAAGGAGTCTGTGGCTTTGGCCGTGGGCGAGACCAGGAAGCTGGCCGACGGATTTTCAAAGATGGCGCAGGCTTCGGTCATTGCCACCTCCGTCATATCCGTTGTGGACGGTTTGAACCAAGCTGTGAGCATGCTGGCTGAGAACTACGACAGTTTTGATGAAGCAATGCGTGCCGCCAACACGATGGCCGGATTGGACCAGGCAGGCTTCGAGAAACTGACCGACCAAGTGAAGGACCTGTCGAAACAACTACCGATAGCCCGTGAGGAGTTGGCCAACGGGCTCTATCAGGTTATCTCGAACGGTGTACCAGAGGATAACTGGATTGAGTTCCTGAACAAGAGCGCGCGTGCTTCGGTGGGCGGTATCGCCGACTTGGGCGAAACGGTCACGGTCACATCCACCATCATCAAGAACTACGGATTGGAATGGAGTGCTGCCGGAGATATTCAGGATAAGATTCAGATGACTGCCAAGAACGGCGTAACTTCCTTCGAACAACTGGCGCAGGCACTACCTCGCGTCACAGGATCAGCCGCCACGCTCGGCGTGACAATCGACGAATTGTTTGCGTCCTTTGCCACATTGACCGGTGTAACGGGTAATACTGCGGAAGTCTCCACTCAGTTGGCGGCCATCTTCACCGCTCTCGTAAAGCCGAGCAGCGAAGCCACCACCATGGCCCAGCAGATGGGCATCCAGTTCGACGCAGCAGCCATCAAAGCGGCGGGAGGTATGCGTAACTTCCTCCAGCAACTGGATGGCGATATCAAAAGTTATGCTGCTGCTCACGGCAAGTTAGACCAGGAAATCTATGGCAAACTGTTCGGATCTGCGGAATCTCTCCGTGCACTGACTTCGCTGACCGGAGAACTCAGCGATAAGTTTGGCGAGAATGTGGAAGCAATGTCGGACAGTATGGGCACAATCGACGCAGCCGTGGATAATGTGGCCGGCAGTGCAAAGTCGCTGCGTCAGATTATCTCGAACAACGTGTCTGCTTTCGGAGAGTTTGCAACGAAAATCGCCAGCGGCGCATCGCCTGTACTCTCAGTGGTAGCTGCCACCACCCAGTTTGCAATGTCGCTGTATATGCTGAAAACGCCGATATCCACTTGTATCGGACGAATCACAGCATTTGGTACGGCCTCAGTGGCCACCACTGGAGCGGTGAGAACTCTGACCGTGGCCACCGTGACGCTCCGTGCGGTAATGGGCGGAGTACTGGTTGCTGCTATCGGGGTAGTCGTTGGAGCAGTATCGTCGCTGATTACGAAGGAAGAGAAGGCAACTGACAAAACGGACGCCCTGGCAGATTCGATGGAAGCCTTCAAGAATGCTTCGGCCAGTGCACAGGCTGAAATCAGCATGGAATGTGAAAAGTTGAAGGACCTTATCAAATCCAAGGGTGATGCCACCGACATTATCAGCCAACTTAATCAGAAATACGGTCAGGAGTTTGGCTATCACAGCCAGGCCTCGGAATGGTATGACATCCTGACTCGCAAGAGTGAAGCCTACTGCCGGCAAATCGCCTATGAGGCCAAAGCCAGGGATCTGGCTTTCAAGATTGGGCAAAACCAAGTCCAACTGGATACCGTAAACCGGAAGAAAGCCGAATTGGAGAAAAACGGCAATGACAAGCAGCAACGCACGGAAGTGGTGTCTAAGTGGACTTCAACAGGGCAGAAGACCCTCGCTCTGGAGAAGGTGACTCGAGATACCGAAGAATATGCCAATTTAAAGGAAGAAGCCAACCAACTCACCAGCGAAATCAAGACGCTGCAGGACGAGTTGGCCAACAGCCTGGACATGGCCAAAGAATCCCAGCAGGAGATTGCGGACAGCGCTCAGACTGCCACTCAGGCCGTGAATTGGGAAACGATGAGCTACACCGACCTGAAGCAGGCTATCGAAAAACAAACGGCCGTAGCGCAGGGCAAAGCTGGAACCAAAGACCTGGAGGGCGCCAAGAAGGAGAATGATTTGCTGGCAAAGATGGTGGCCCGCAAGAATGCCTTGGATAAGCAATATAACTACGGTTCCTCCTCGAGCAACGGGCTCGACGGCAAGAAACTTATCGCCAACGCCACTTCCTATCTGGCACTCGGTAACAATGTGAAATACTATCAGACGCAAATCGAGAAAACAAACAAGAGCGAAGTTGATAAGATAGCCAGCTTGACCAAGTTGAGAGACGAAGCCCAGAAGTCCCAGGACGCGGTAAAGCGACTCTACGAAGAGTTGGGCCGTCCTACCTCATTCGATTCCCTCGATGACTTCGATAAGGAACTGACCTATCTGCAAAATCAGCGCTCCACCGCCTCGCAGGAGGAATTGGGTCAACTGGACGCTCAGATAAAGCGTGTGACCGACCTTAAAACGGCGTTCGAACAGGGTTCTCACATCGGCCTCGATATGGATACCGTGGACTCTATCCAGCAAGCAGAGACGGAACTGTCCTACTGGGAGCAGCGCATCAAGCAGGTGGGCGGTACCGAACGCGCGGAAGCGGTCAAGACCCGTGACGCCTGGAAGGAGAAGGTGCGCGTCCTGAACGAAGGAACCTCGATCCCCGTACCCGTGGCCGACCTCGGCAACCTGCAGCAGGCCTCGGATGCCATCAGCTATTACGAGCAGAAGTTGCAGCATGCCACCCAGACGGAAAGCATAGAGATCCAGAAACGGATCAATGAGTACAAGCGCTGGAAGAAGGAGCGCGAGGCAGCATTGAAAGACGCCTCGAAGCCGTCGGACATCAGCCAGCTGAACACCGTGGGCGACCTGGAGGAAGCCATGTCCTGGTATGCGGACAGCATGAAGACGCAGAGCGACGTGGAGATAGAAGCCACACAGCGCACCATCACCGCCCTGGAGAAGAAGCGGGACGCCCTCCAGCGCCTGGCTGCCATCCCCAAGATGCAGAGCGAGCTGGATGATCTGAGCGGACTGAGTGGCCGTAAACTGACCATCGAGTTGGAAATGATTGGCCTCGATTCCATCCGCGACAAGATTCACAGCCTGAAGAAACTGCTGGAGGATACCAAGAACCCGCTGGGCGATGACCAACGGAAGGAGGTACAGCAGCAGGTGTCCGCCTGGAAGAATTATGAGAAGCAGTTGAAGAAGAGCCAGCTCCGTGTGGAGGATATCTGGGGACCGGTCAAAGGAGTGGGCAACTCCATCGAGAGCATGACCGATTCGCTCAAGAGTAATGGGAACGCCTGGGACAAGATGACATCCATTATCGACGGCGTCCTCTCGCTCTACAATGATTTTTCGTCCATCATCTCCATCGTCGGCATGTTCACATCCGCTTCCACGAGTCATGCGGAGGCGAAGGCGGTTGAAGCCGGCGCGGAAGAGACGGAAGCGGCCACCACGGCAGCAGGCGCGGTAACTACGGTCGCTGCAAGCACTGCCACGACGACGGCGTTAGGCGTGGAAACGGCTGCATGGAGTGCGTTGGCCGCCGCCAAGACATTTGCCGCACATGCCTATATCCCGTTTGCCGGCACCGGCATCGCCTCGGGATACATCGCCGAGCAGCAGTCAGTCATCCTGGCGGCTGCCATCCCCAAGTTTGCCGACGGCGGAATCGCTTACGGTCCCACGCTGGGTATCTTCGGCGAGTACGCCAATGCATCGAACAATCCGGAGGTCGTGGCACCGCTCAACAAGTTGAGGAACCTGATTGAGCCGGATGCAGGTTACGGCGGAAAGGTGACTTTCAAGATAGAAGGTAGAACACTCGTAGGCGTCCTCCAAAAAGAGGAGCGCGTGCGGGCAAGAACAAGATAAGGAGGGAATATGGAAATGTACACACTATATAAAGGTACGTTCTGCAGTGAGGACAATGTCCTCTACGACGTGGAGATAGAATGTAAGGACAACAGCCTGGCGAAAGCGGGAGAGCTGCTCTTCTCCGCCGACACGCCCGTAGAAATCGAGTGGGCCGAGGTGGACAAGTTTGAACCGGTGCAAGGTTCCTCGATGACGCTGACGCTGGTCAGCGAAACCGACCGCAAGTACGTCGGCCTCTATACCATCGAGCCGGGCACCATCCGGGCCAACATCTACCGCGATGGCAAACTCTACTGGAGCGGCATGCTCGATCCGGAACTCTACGAGGAACCGTATTCCTACAAGACGAATTACACCGTGCAGTTCACGTTCTCCGACTTCGGTATCCTGGAGCGTCTGGAGTGGGAGAAGGAAGGGCTCTGCTCGATGGAGGATATCCTGACGGACTGCCTGGAGTCAACGGGCATCCAATATAACGAACTGAGGAAATACATCAGCGTGGGAACCTCTGCCTACGACGCCATCGACATGAGCAAGCTCTATTTGCTCTGCGATAACTTCTACGACGAGGACGGCACGCCGATGACCAAGCGCGAGGTGCTGGAAGCCATCCTGCAACCCTTTGCCTTGCGCCTTGTGCAGAAGGGCGGCGACCTCTTCCTCTTCGATCTGAACGCCATCTACGACGGATTGAGCGCCGAGGAGGTGTATTGGAAGAGCGATGATGCCGTGCTGGGCGCGGATGTGGTCTATAACGACGTGAAGCTGACTTACTCACCGTATGGCGACACTACGCTCATCGACGGCAGCCTGGACCATGACGACGTGCTCCCGGAGAAGACGACCGGTACACTGTGGAAGATGGACGCCGACTTCGACAACGCGGCAGACGGCTTCCGAATGTGCACAGGCACGCAGGATGGCCTACCGCTGACGCTGACGGGCGACGCCAACTTCTTCCGCATCGACACGGAGTACAGTGGTAGCGACGAGGCGGGTGTGGTACAAGGCTATAAAGGGAACACGGATGCTACCTTCAGGAAGGTGTACGGCAGTTTTCCGTCGGTGCACCAGGATGGCGTCTATTCCTCTTCGCCCATCTTCGTCTGCAAGACCGGCTTCTTGGGTAATCCAAGCTACAAGCGTACGGACTTCAACCTGAAGATCAAGTTGGACCTGCTCTTCGATGTGCGTTACAATCCCTTCGAGAGTGCAGGCAAGAAAAACGAGGACGATAACTATGAGCACCTGAACGACTGGTGCAACTTCGGCTATATTCCCTGTATGCTCCGCCTGAAGGATGCGGATGGCAACGTGCTCTATCACTACGAGAACAGTGCCATCATGGAGTCCGACAGCTATCGGCAGACGAAGGGGAAATGGGTGGCCGGCGATGGGGAATGGTGCTGCATGTATCTCTGTTACTACGACCGTAACAACCGCAAGAGCGCTTCGGGCTTCGGCGGATGGCAGGCCAACAAGCAGATTATCGGCTACTACCGCGACGGACTGCCCAAGAACTGGGAGGCACGGGGCGACGGCGAGTTCATCGCCCTCCCTCCCACGGGAGGCTGGCTGGAACTGACCATCGGAAGAGGCGTGCACCAGTTTGACTACAAGCGTAAGGAGAAGAACATCTATGATATAGCCCGCTGGCTCATGTACAAGGCCCCGTCCGTCACGCTCGTCAACAAGAACGGCACGGCAATCGAGTCGGAGGACATTGAACTGACGGCCTGGGTGAACCGCAACGCCAAGGAGGAATATGAAATTGACACGACGGTAGGCACATTGGGCAAGACGCCCAATCCTGCCGCGCGAGGCATCATCATGGACGCGAAAGGCTATGCGGTGAATGATTTTTGGAAGGCGGGGGTGAGCGAC